TCAGCGCTCGGCATGCTCGATGTGAATTTTCACCGCGAACGCCAATTCCTTGGCTAGTTCTTCCGCGCTCATTTTGTGCGCGGAATTGCAGACTTTGATTAGATCCGGGTCGGTGCTTACGGTGTACCCGTCCACCGACTGGATCACGCGGAATTTTCCAGTCGAAAGGTCTGCAAAGATCTCGTCGGTGCGCCCCGAGTATTCGGGGTAGGTCTGCGTCTGCGCCGCTGTAGCGGAGATTTCCTCACGTGTGAATTTAGCCAGGATAGCATCAATGTTCGCCATTTTTTGTTTCCTCCTATTTTCTGGGGGACTTGCTGTCCCCCTCGATGTGCTTTTATTATATCAGATTTTCCCGATTTTGTCAAGAGCTTTTTCCGAAAAATCTGAAATTTTTCAGACAATAAGATGCAGATCCGGCGCGCACCCGGGCTCGTCGCTATCCACCCATTCAGCTAGGCCGCGACGAACCATATCCAGCTCAATCTGCTCACGGATGTTTCGCAGGCGGTCCCGCTCTGTCCGGCCAGGGACCGCGGGGATCACCGACACGCGATATTCGTACAGGCACTCATACTCTCGGTACTCTGGCCCGGGGATGATCTCAGCATTGCCGTAAAAATCTTCAGCAACCCCGAAAAATAACTCCTCGGATTCATACCCGTAGCAAACTAAATTTAATTCAAGTCTTTCCATTTTACCCCTGCCCTTTCACTTGTTCTTTTGCAGCTGTCCAAATCTGGATTGCATCATCCAGATTTTTGCTACTTCCGTACCGGCGGGATACGCCCCCGGTACGCAGCGCCACTACCCAGGATCGATTAGCCCGGTCCCAGTGAATTCCGCGATACTCCTTCGCGCGGACCCGGTCTGCTTCGCCCGGTTCTGCCGGGTCCGCTGGAATCAGCTCCGCAGGCTCCAGCAGCTCCAGGGGATTGCGGGCTCCCAGGGCCGCAGCCACCAACTGCAGCGAATCAACTCGCGGCTGGCGGTCGGCGTATTCGATCCCCTGGATCACTGCCAGGGACACCCCCGCACGGGTTGCAAGCTCTTTTTGTGTCAGCCCGGCCGCAATTCGCAGTTGTGCCGCCCGGGTCACCCCCCGGCCCCCGCGCCGGGGGGACTTGTAGTTGTGGCTCATTCGATCACCCCCTCCCGTGCCAGGAGCTTCGCAAGCTCTGATAGCGCCGGGCTGGCGTAGTCCTCCAGCTCGGCATTTTGCCGAACCGCGTCGGTGAACTCCCGGATGAATACCCCACCTCGCGGGTGTAGAAGCGACGTTCGCCGGTATACCGGAACTGTGTACGGCGCACATACGCTCCGCCGTTAGTGTTCTCCGCCCGCCCGGCGGTGTGGTCCGCCGTCACGATCGAGAATTTCCCGTCCTCGTCGCCCAGAAGCTCCCCCAAAGCCTCCATCAGCTCCGGGAACGCCTGCACACCGGAAGGGTACATCTCTGGTTCAGCTTCATAATAATCGCTATAAAGTATACTTATGATTTCGCTGAGTGTATCTCTGTCACACCCAGTGAAATCACTCTCCCAGAGGTCTTCCCGCTGGAAGTCTCCGTCCGGTGTCTTCCGGTAGGCATACAGACAGCTGTCGCTACCGAAATCCACCCAGGCGGAAGAGTGGTAGAGATCCCCTCCCAGCCGGAAGGAGACGAACCCGGGCCGGACATGAAAGCCGTCTGGAAGCGTAGTTTCCCGGCTGTGGAATATAAAGTTCCGGGGCCGCCAGGCTTCGAATTCGCGGGACATCTGCTGATCAGCATCCGCTATCCACGCTTTGATCTCTCCGAAGTCGGGCCGTTCTCCGTATTCCCGGTAAAATGCCTGGGACGACAGTTTTATGCCCACTGGGTTCGCCGGGTACCAGGTGTACTGGTCCCCGGACTGATCCGCCCAGGGGACAAAGTATTTTAGCTCCACGGGGATACCATCTACGGTCCCCTCAACGCGCAGATCTCTGTCGATCAGTTCTGCGCTGTTGTCGTCAACAACTACGCTTTTCCCGCATACGTTAATTTCCATTCTCGGTCCTCCCTATTTCCGGGGGACTTGCCGTCCCCCTCAACGTGCTTTTATTATAGCAGAAATTTCAGATTTTGTCAAGAGCTTTTTCAAAAAAATTCTTGACGCGCACTGTGCGGCGTGCTACAATAGTTACTGCCCATCGCCCCCCGTGGGGCGTGAATTGAAACGTTGGCAAAAGCAGGAAGTTTCCGTCCCCTCGCGGGGGCATTCTGCACAAAGTAAGAAAATCCCCCTCCCAGCAGCCGAAACTGCGGGAGGGGGATAATTTTATGCCTATTTGCCGGAAAGCTGCTTGAATGCCTGATTTACGCCGGTAGCGGCCAGCCCAGACGCCGCACCAACTGCGGCGGCAGTAATCGGGTCGCCGGCCGGGAAATCCGGCATGCCGATGTACAGGGCGGCGATTCCCAGCAGCAACCCCGCCACGCCGCAGGTCACGGGGATCCACTTATTATCCAGGCCGGTGGCCCGGACGATGAGACCCACGATGTAGCACATGACAGTGATGGCTACCACAGTCGCAATACCAAAATCCATATTGATACCTCCAAATTTAATCATCGTGCAGGGCATGTACACCCAGCGAAGTCAAAAAATCCTTTTGCCGATGCTTGATATCGGCTGCATACTCCAAAGCCCTGTGCATATCCCCGTTGCAATGCGCATCCGGGATCCGCTGCACCGCCTTGGCTGTAGCCTCCCCCAGGGCAATGGCCGCCGTGGTGGACTGCAGCAACATCACATCCAGCTTTTCCCGGCTACGCTCCAGCTCTTCGGCCTTTTTCTCCCGGCGCATAATGCGCCGTTGGAGTGCCCAGGAGCAAAAGGCCGTGATGGCCGTAGGAATGCCCATGGCTGCCAAAAATGCAATGATCATATGATCTGCCATTGATTGCGTCCCCCCCTACCCCAGGAGGGCGTTGACTCGCTGCTGCACAGCGGCATAGTCGTACCCGGCGGCGGTCAGACGCTTTTCTCGCTCCGCGCCATTGCCCCACAGACCGCGCAGCACCTCTCTGGCAATTTCATCCACAGACTTTTTGCTGGGAATTTTGATCTGCTGCCCGACCCGGATCAGATTGGGATTGCTGAGGCCGTTGTAGGCCGCCAGGGCCTGATAGGTAAGACCATACTTGGATGCAATGCCAGACAGAGTGTCACCGCTTTGCACGGTGTAGACGGCGCTCTGGCCGCCATACACCATTTTGCCGTCCCCGCCAAAGACGGCATAGCCGGGATGCTGATCAGCGGCGCGCTTGGCGTTGTCCAGGACGGCATAGGCGCCAATCTGGCTCTTGGCGTCCGCCCAGGACTTTCGCACCCGGTAAAGCTGCTCGCTGCCGGAAGGCTTGTCCGACTGCCCCAGGCGATCGTTTACCGCCTGGGCGATATACGGGAATTTGCTTTCCAGGTAGGGACCAGGGCAGGCTGTAGCGGCAAACCATTTATGCATAGTCAGGCTTCCGCCCTTATCGCCGGTATAGTTCAGCCGCTGGATGCCATTCCGGCGGCAGATATCCACGCAAAGATCAATCAGGCTTGCCAGAGCGGCGTCGCTCACGTGCCAGTCCGGCGCACCGCCATCGTTGGCCACCTCGATGGTCACGGCCACATGGTCGTTGTCGGCGTTGGAGCTACACCAGGAGCGGTCCCGCTCGTCCACAAATTGGCCAATATGCCCCTTGCTGTCGATGCCATAGTTGGCACTGGCCCCCCGCCCGTAGTTGGCAAAGATGTTGCCGCACTGCTCCAGCGTGAGGTTGCCCGCCATGTGATGGATGGTGATTTTGGTGATAGGCTTGTTCCGAGGGCTGGTCCGGTTGGGGCTGATGTGGGTGTAGGTTACAAGGTTACTGTTGCTCATGATTTTATCCTCCTGTTATGTTATGATGTTTGTTAGGGTGTCATTGCCGCCTCCGGCCGCCAGCAACGCCGGGTACATGGCGGGGCTCATGGCACTACCTCCACATACAGCCCCACCAGCTCTGCCAGAGCATTGTAAACAGGCTGTCCAGTACTCCGGGTGCACCGATACAAAATGCCGTTCTGGGAGTAGTACAAGCCCTCAGAGAGCTCCATATTCCCGTCGTAGGGGATAGGATCATATTTGCTCCCGTCGTGCGCCTCGTTGATGTACTCCCACAAGGACGGGGCGTTTTCTGGCTCCCAGCCTGGCTGGCTGGTATGCTTCTGGCGACAGCGGCAGAGCCTGCCTCCGTACTGCACCTTGTATTCAGCTGGATACTCCGTTCCAGGGGCCCACTCTGGGTAAAACTCCCGGCTCCGCAAGGCCGTTGCATCATCCAGAGGCAGGCTGTTGATTTGCTGAGCCAGCAGCATGCGCGTTACTTCTTCAGCCGTAAGCGGACGGTGGCGTTCGGCTGCGGCCGCTCTTGCGGCATCTTCTTCAAATGCCTCCAGTTCCTCCAGCGTAGCGTCTCGGTATTCTCCGTTTTCAAGTATCGTCATGCCCGCACCCCCATGATTTTGATATTAGTTCCTGCCCCGATCACCATTCCGCCAACAGCGGAGAACGCAAAGTTTCTCAGAGTCGACTCCACAGTGGCAATCCACCCGGTATGCCTAGTGCCAGTCGTCTGATAGGTGTTATTGTTGTTTGAGCTAGAGTCATGCCAGATAAGTCCATCAGTTATCGCTTCGAGGGACGATGCGATAAACCTGCTTGTTTCGGCACCAACCACCGGGAGATTCGGAGAATAATAGTAAGTAATACCGTTTACACTCAATTCTCCGTTGGCAGATTTCGTATTTGTTTCCGATCCAACCGCAGATACCATAATCTTTGCTTTACGGAGTCCGAACGGTTTATTGTCTTTGTCTTTGCTGATTGCAACAACTTGGACATCGGCTTCTACTGTGATGTTGGCAATTTCTTCCCATTCCAATGCATCCAGCATCATCCATTTGTTGTAATTTTCCAGACATACAAACTGATGGATGCCCTTTGTCAGGGATGCCGGATCAATAGCCGACATGCTCCGGTAGACAATTGCACCGACAACTCCATTGACGTCAAGCGTCGGGTTCTTGGCCGTGTTATCATTTGTGAACTCCACAGTGACGATACTACCGCCGACAATAGGGCTTGTGATATAGCCCTGCTCTACTTTAGCGGCAACGTTTGCTGCCGTGGTGCATACACCAGCGGACGGAGCAGCATTGCCGTCATTTGAGATATTGGCAATCTGCTCATCCACATATCCCTTTGACGCCGCGTCTGTATCTTCGACAGGATCATTCACGCCACGCAACCGGTTTCCGCCAAAATCAACATTGATATCAGCATCTGTAGTGAGTCCAGATGTGAGGTTAAGGCTGGTAAGCTCAACATCTCCTTGCAAAAACTCACGTAGGTTTTTGATTGCATCGCCAGCGGCTTTTGCATCTGCCGCGCTCCCCTCCTGGGTAAGGGTCTTGTCCAGCGTTACGGGTCCGGTGGTGTCACTCGGATCCAGCAAAATGGCCCCGCCACTTAGCAGTAAAAAGTGATGTACCTTTTTCGCCAGTGCGTCAGCACGTGCCGAGGAATAAGTCCTAGAATCAATAATAGCATGCGACTTATTGGCTATTGTCAGCGATGCTCCATTGGCTGTGTTCCCAGGGTTTTCAAAGTTGACGGCCAGTACCGAACCAATAGCTGCTGGATCAAACCCGGCAGAAAGTGATCCGACTTCTTTTATTGGACTGCTCCCCGCAGAGGCGCAGGTACCATAGCCGGACGCCGGTATCTTAACGGCACCAACCTGGCCATTGACTGATGCAACATCGCAGGATCCTGCCGGGCCTTGGGGACCAGGCTCGCCGGGGTCGCCCTTGTCGCCTTTTGGCCCTTGGGGGCCGGGGTCCCCTTTGGGGCCCTGGGGCCCCTGGTCGCCAGCCGGTCCAGCTGGTCCGGGTGCGCCGTCTTGCCCGGGGTCCCCCTTTGGTAGCACGATCTGCCTGGTTTGCACCGATGTCATACCAAACTTAATCGCGTCAAAAGCAATCTGCATAATATTACTTTCTGGCTGCGATATTTGCGGGATGTAATATCCACCATCCTGGCCGTCAGACCCGGGCGCGCCGTCTGCACCTGGATCGCCATCCTTGCCCGGTGGCCCCACAATATTGGCCGCTGCTGGCGGATCGCCCATGCCATCCTTGCTCGGTGTCCAGGATAGGGTGCCATCGTCCGCCACATGCGGGATCCAATACCCGCCGTCCTCTCCGGGATCCCCAGGCACAGGGGTGCTGGTACCGCCAGATTGCTGCTTGTCCAGCAGGATCCAGGCTCCGTTTATTAACATAAATTGATACAGCCCTGCAGTAATGTCGCCCGCCCCAATTGGTTGCGCTGTGATGCGATCTCGGATGGTGTACTCAATGCCATTGTAATCAAGCTTGGGGCTCTCGGCAGTATTGTTGTGCACAAATCTTACCGCCAGCACCGCACCAATCGTGGGCGCAAAACCATCCACGAGAGCCGCTGTTTTGACCACATAGTTTGCGGCGGTGGAGCAGGTGGTATATGCATTCACTGGCAGTGTTACGGATCCGGTCTGCCGGTTAATCGCTGTAACGCCGACATTGACGGCGACATTCCCATCGCTGCCTGGCTTTACGCCATTGACGAATTTTACCGCCCCGGCAGCTGCAGCCTTTGCCTCGTTGATCGCCTGGTTGATGTCAGCAAGCGACCGATAATTGTAGTAGCTGTGGGACGGGGTAATGCCTGCTGCGGGGTTGGCTTGTACCGCAACGATAAAATTAAAAGTAGATATGATTGTTGTACCGCAGATGATGGCAACATCTGCCACAACATCGCCAGGGCACGTCAGCATTTGTGCCGCCAATCGCACGGTGATGGTATCCTTGCCCAGTGTACAAGCAATTAGGTTGTCCTCGGTCCTGTCGTATATGCCACCTTTGCCGTCTGGTTTGCAAAAGCGGACGACGCCCTTCGTTTCCGTCCCGGATTGGGCAATCTGATTATTGATGTTGGCCGGCGCACCGTTATCGTATAGTTTGATTGCGACTTCTCGACTTCCGGCGTCGCCCTGCTTTGCCACCACGCGAGGGCATGGATCCCGGGAGGACATATCAAGGTTAATTGTTTGTGTATTATACATCTTATTGCCTCCTTTTCCACAGATCAGCAATTGTACTGTCCAGCCCGCGCTTTGACTCGCCCAAATCAATTGCGGTATAGCGCTCCGCTAGCACGTCAAACTCAGTCCGGACAACTTTGGCCTTGGCAGAGATCCCAAGTCCCGCATGCCAGATTGTGACTGTATCACACAAGCTTACGTGCTCTAGCGGCGCAATGCTTCTGTACTCCAACGTCTGCCAGAGTGGGACGAATGACGCTTGCAACGATACAATCGGGCTTACGACTTTGTTGGCGCTTAAATAAGCGCTTGCTCGACTGCGCAATTGATCAATTGTGGGAGGCTGCTCAAAATCGCCACTTAAATCCAGCGGGATTGTCCGCCCATAATTCGCGCTTCCGGGAGTGCTAATCATACACTCAGGCAGAGTCACCAACACGCCAATGCCATCTTCTCCATCTTTATAGTAAAATGGGACAACTCCAGTCAATGCTGTCTCTACACTGGTAATTTGCTCCATATCCGTCAGATTTTTACCATATGCAACGACTACCCCATTATCATTCCCACGTGCGGCATGTAGGCGGACATTCCACCGATCCCACTCATATTCTCCACCGTAGATATCCAAGATGGATCCATCTGCCCCGCCGAGACGGTTTCGCGCCGAGGCCGGCACTATCTGATCATAAATGCCATTGCCAGACTTGGTTGCCACAAAAGCAAACGGCACATCCCCTACGCAATGATTGGAGATCCCAAGCATCGCGCCAGCCACGTCAGAGGCCGAAAACGGCATGACGACAATGTGATTTAACTGATAACTGATGTGCTCCGCACTGACAATCAATGTTCCATTGAGATTAGCGGCGACTGAATAAATTCGGAAGGGTTGCCATTTGTCCAGCGACGTGGCTGAGTCATTGCTGGGAGCCAGGATGATGTTATCTACGGTCAGATCGTTGGCCCGCGCACCGCCTGCAGGGTAAGTCATAGAAAGTTCAAACTCTCCGTTGCGTTCTTCCGCCACAATGCAACTGATTGCATCAGGCAGGGTCCCAAGCCCAAAACTTGCAAAATCCGTTTCTGCTGCCGCGTACAAAATTGGTATCACATCGTCCACCACCTAGGTACGATCTCTATCCGGGTCACGCTTTGCGCAAGCTGGCCGGATACAGCGATCTCGTTCTCGCCCGGAGCCAACACCGGAAAACCGTTATGTGAGCTCATTCTTGAATTATAACTAACATTCCCTATATAAGCGTTCTGCATTTCACTATCTACATACAGCCCATCAGGAAGGTTCGTTATTGAAAATGCCATATTATTTACATTAATAGAGACATTACCGCTGCCAAAAATACAGAAGAGCGGCTTTGACTCGAATGATGTAGGATTATAAATTTTTGTCTGATACAAGCGGGGGGAATCAGGAATATCAATAGCAAATACACGTTGTCCGTCATCTCTCCACAGTTGAGGCTTGCAATCGAACTGAATTGTGAATCTTCCACGTTGATTCCAGAAGTTTTCCATAGATAGGGGGCCATCAAAAGCCGCCATTCGAAAGACCCCTGGATGGTAGGTGTCCCGAAGTTCTGCATATCCGTCCTCGGCAGCATATAGCCAGTCAGCGATCTCCGACATTTTGTCCGGGCCGCCCCTGCAGTAGCACTCGTACGCGACCGCAACATTTTCGTAGTTTCCTTTATCCAGCCGCAGGGACCCGTTCCGCCCTGGAACTGATACCAGCTCGACTTGCCGGATCGGCTTTTCTTGCGTTGGGAAACGTTCGACAAAAACGCCAAAGTCCGTGCTGCGCTTTCCCGCAAAGCAAAAATAATTATCCATTCACAGCAAGCCTCCTCCTGAACATTCGCTCCGCATCGGCCATGACATATCTCGAAAGCTTTCGCTCGTCAATTCCGGCAGGCGCATTCACGTGGATCGCGATCCCACCTAAACTGATATTCTGTGCGCCGGTACCGGTGCTCCCGTGATTTTCTTGGCCCACTGTGGGGATCACAAAATTTCGCTCCCCAAGCTCGGCCATTCTACGCATTACATCTCCGTATTTGGACATGTTGTCCTGGACGGCGTTCACAGCGCCCTGGACCACATGGGCAGAGTTCTGATAAAACAGCCGAGACGGAGAATTGATTTGATTGTACGCCCGGAATGCATTGTTGCCGGTGCGAGCCAGCGACTGCATCTGGTTCCCGTACAGATACTCGTTATCCTTTACGCCGGCCATAACGCCACGGACAATATCGTTTCCCATGCCGTAAGCCTCAGAGTATACAGCCGCTTTCCCGTCCGATAGGCCTGTAGCAAAATCAGCCGCAATTGCAGCGGCATTTTCTTTGCTCTCATTTTTCTGCCGGAAGATGTTGTTCAATTCGTCAAGCTTCTCGTCAGATCCATCCAAGATGGACTGCAAGATCTGCATGGACTCAACTGATCCATCTGACAGCTGTTTTACCAGGCCATCATCCACGCCACGCCGGGCAGCCTCTTTGAGATTGTCCGCATAATTGTCAAATGCCGTCTGCTGGGATTGCAGATTTTTTATCATGTCATCAATACTCATTTCGCATTTTTCTGACACTTCGTCAAAAAGCCCGATTTGGGTATTCATGCTTTCCAGGGTGGATACCCGGGTGGCCTCATACTCGTCCTGGAGTGCTTGCAGGCGGCCAACCATCGTCTGCACAGCCTTATCGGTGTCCGACAGCTTGTCGCCGCCGTTTTCGCATTCATCAGCAAACAGTTTTAGGGCATTTTCTGCGTCGGTAATCTGGCCTTCGTAGTTGGCAAGCGTTTCGTTGGCTCTATCAATATCCTCTGTTAGCTTTTCTTGGGCTATCTCGTTCTCCCGAAGATCAGCGACCAAATCCTGGACCTTTTTCGACGCCATGTCGTACTCGGTTCCCAGCGTTGCATACTCCTGACCCAACATCTTTTGGACATCCAGGCTTGCTACGCATTCATCGCCGTAAGTTTGCTGCATCTGAATCACTTGGCTCTGAATGCCCGCCATCGTCTTCGTGGCTTCGGTGAGCTGCTTCTCTATAACGGCAGCCTCCGCTTCCAGCCGATTCCGCTTTGCCTGTGCATCAATCAGGGACGCTTCTGCTTTTCCTTGCTCCTCCAGGACATCTGTATACTTTTCTTGGAGCGCTTTGGTAGTAGCGTTCTTTTTCCAGGCCTCAATGTCGCCCAGCAGAGCACTCGAGTTTTTGTTGATTAAGCCGGTCTGCTCATCGATCACAAGATTCAAATCCGGAATCAGCCCATTGAGCTGCTCCACGATCATCTCATACTCGCGATGCGCCACAGCGGTGTTTAGCCCCGCAGCCTCCAACTCTTGCAGCCGTTGCACATATATTCCTGCAGCATATGCTGCTCCTTCGATCTCAGCCTTTGTGCTGGCGTAGTTTTCGTTTGCCGCCTCTATGCGGCTCACAAAATTTTCTGTGGCATCTGCCAGCTCGCTCTCTGCGTCCGCTGCCAGGGATGCAGATGTGGCGATGGAGGTGACAATCCCCACAACTCCGCCTATCACAGTTGCCGCAAGCCCCCAAGGAGACGCGCTGGCCACCGCACCAGATACAGCCATCGCCTCTCCGGCGGCCGTGGCGGCGGTGGAGACCTGGAAAAAGCTGGTTGCAATTTGAACGATTTCCCCGGCCTTTTTTGTGGCCTGGAACGCAATAAAGCCGGAAGCGATTCCGGCAACTGCGCCAACTACATCGTCCCCATGATCTACCAGCCACCCAAAGGTATTTCCAATGCCTTCCGCAAGGTCGTCAAGCTTCCCACTTTTGGCGGCTGCGTTCATCTTGTCTGTAAACTTCTGGATAATGGGGATTGTATTTTTCAGCACCGGTTTTCCCAGCACCGCCTGCAGCTGTCTTTGGGCTTCTTTCAGTTCGCCGGTGGCGTTCTCCCAGCTGTCGGATTCCCTGGCGGCTTGTCCCAGCGCGCCAGATGCCTTATTGCCGGCCTCAACCATAGATAGGAGCACGTCCACCTTCTGGGCTTCCGATAACTCCTGAAAGCTCTTGGCGTATTTTTCATTCGCTGCCGTGTTACGGGTGGTTTCTGTTGCAGCGATGCCAAGGGCTGCATCATTCGCGTAATTGCCCTTCAGGAAGCTCTGAAGCGTCTCTGTGGCGTCTTCGATCGAGCGGTCGTAGTATGCCGCCGAATCTGCCGCAGCGTGTAGGGCCCGTTGTGCGAGCCCCAGAGCCTCCTCAGAATCCGCTCCCGTCGTTTTGGCGAATGCGTAGATTTTTGTGTAGCTTCCCTGCATCCGAGTGGCCGTAATGCCGGCCTCGTCCGCAACTGCCTGCAAACTGGATCTGGCAGTAGCCTCAAAGCCGGAAAAAGTCTGCTCGAACTGGGCGTTTTCGGCCTGGACTTGTGCTGCGGACTCAATCATCCCGGACGCAAAATCTTTCGCGCCTTCGAGCAGTTTGCGAAAGCCAGACATAATGGCGTCCGACAATATGCCGGCCTTTAGGATGTCAGAAAAATTTAGAGAAGCCTCTCCAGCATCATCCACGGAATCTGAGAAGTCATCTACATCGCCGGAAGCATCATCGGCAGCATCGGCAAAATCAGAAATTTGGTCAGTTGCATCCTGGGCGGAGTCAGCAAAGTCTCCCGCGCCGTCCTCCGCCGCCTGGAACGCCTTGATTGCTGCGGCAAGTTCTTCGTCCACACCCGTCAGCTCTTTTTCCAGCTTCGACACTTCGGCCTGGGCGTCATACAAAGCCCCTTCCAGCCTCTGGGCCTCGATGCTGCTATCTCCAAATTTGGTTCTTGCCTTCCCCCACGCACCTTCCAGCAAGGAGACCTTGGAGCGCTGATTGTCGATCTGCTTTTGCAGCTGGGCCGCAGTTGCGCGGAGCTTGCCTTGCTCATCACCATTTTTGTCAAACTCCGCAGTAACTGCTTTTGTCTGGGCGACTAAAGTTTTGTACTCCGTGTTGATTTGGCTAATTTGGCGTCTAAATTCCGCTTCGCCATCAATGCCAATCTTTGGGCCGATATTGTACGCCATATAATCACCTCAGCTCCATCACTTCATCGTACGTCCACTTCCGACGCTCGGGCTTCAGCTCTGCGCCACGAGAAATTGCAAAGCAATCTGCCATAGATAATATTTCCCCCACCGGCGTATGTAGGATCTCCCGGGTGGGCATTCCGGCTCGCCTGCCCCAATATCTCAGCCAGGTTGCGCAGAGCCGGATTTCGGTTCTGCGCCGCCGCCGTTTTTTGCCGGGGCTGCCTCTACCTCTTGCCGCAGGGAATCGTTGATGGCCGCAATGGCGGAAGGGCGAAGCAGCACCAGCTGCCGGGGCGTCAACAGTTTTCGCAGCTCTGCCTCGGTCGGCACTTTGCGTGCTGTCGCATCCCCGTCTGCGCAAAAGCTGGCCAGCAACCTGCGATTTTCCTCGCCTTCCCGCAGCAGGACAGCCAGGACGGATGCCGTACGGGATACCATTTCCCGGATATCGCCATCGCCGTCCAAGTAGCTTCCAAGTTTGTCCATCCCACCGCAGGCCTGGGTGATCTGATCAAAAGCCTCGACCGTCATGCAGAGTTGGTACTCTTTTCCACAAATTGTCACAGCGTTCATGCTTGTACCTCCGTTTCTGCTTCCACACTCAGCAGGGCTTTCAGAATTTCTTCGGCATCCTCCTCCGTGGCTTGATCATCCGCCACCCACTTCCAATCGTGGTCGGAGGAATCGTCACGCGCCAGTTTGCCGGTCAGCGCTTGGGTCTGCCAGCTAATGCTGTTCTCCGTCGTCTTGGCTGCCGATTTCGGTGCATCAAATCGCACCTTTCTCAAAACTGTCGGGACAAACGTATCAACGCCATCGGATCTGTATTTGGCAATATAGCCCACGCCAAAATACGGCGGGTTATTTTTAATTCCATGCTTTAGGATTTTTACCTTCTTTCCTTCGCCGTAGGAAAGCTCCTCCGGCTCGGGCGCGCCGGTGATCATCTGTTCTGCTTCCAAAAGCAGGCCGTCAACGGTCAACGTCAAGTCGCCACCGGTAAAAATACCAGCGTCGGTTTCCGCCACAACGTTGTCACAACAAAACGAGTTATCGCTGGACGACGACGGTTCAATCGATACTTCCACACCCCGCGCCAACTTCCGCCCACCGGTGTACGTGGGGTTCCCGCCGTTCGCGTTGTACTTCGCAACATACGGGAGGCTAAAGCCAATACATACTTTTCCTGCTGCACTCATAATTCTGCCTCCTAAATTAGTTTTTTGATTTCTTTGTCAATTTCCGCTTGCATCGCCTCTACGGCAGCCTTCTTCGTTTTTGTTACCGCCGGGCGCACAAACGGAGTCTTTTCGCGGGCAGACGAGCCGCTTTCCACAGCCCTGGCCAGCAACTGGTTCGGGACGCCTTGTGGATATTGTTTCGTGGGGTGGCTCCCGTACCCGTCAAATCCGGCCTTCGTGTGTAAAAAGCCATTCTTGTCCCGCTCAATCGGAGTTAAGCCAAAGCTGTCAGCCAAATCTTGCTTTTGATTTTTCGGCAGCCCATGGAACGTTTCTCCTGGCTGCAACCTCCGGAATTTCTCCTCCGGCAGTGCTTGCAGATTGGATCGGATTTGATCTGCAACAATCGCAGCGCCGGATGCAACTGCCCGTTCCAACATCTTTCCGCCATCCGCAGCGCTCTGGTATCTCTCCAGTGCCAGGGCATAATCTCCCGTCGCAGAAAACGTTATCTTGGCCATCAGCGCAGCACCTCCCATACCCATTCATAGTGGGTAAACCCGGTATCCTCTTCATATTGGATGCTGTTCAACATCCACGCCAATCCCTGGCAGTTGTTTAAAGATGTCTCGAATGTTTCCACCCACGGATCAAATTCTTGCTTTGTAAAAAGGTCGGTCGTCCCGGTGATTGCACCGGCGCAGTGCCGCCCATCCGCCACGAAATCATTCGCGCCATCTTCTTGCCACACGAAATATCGCTCAGACTTTAGCCGCACCCGGTGGCTAACCTGGTCCGTCACAGCGGTGTGCGCGGCGATGATCTTATCTACCCAACTCATCGCATCACCTCGTATGCTTGCGTAATGCGGACCAGAGACATATCCAAGGATGGAGGCCACACATCCATGACCGCCTGCACCGTGTCAATACGGTACTGCCTGCCATCCTCTGTGATTGCCACATCCTGGGGGGATATGTCTGGCCCTCGCTGCACCCGGACTACCCGCTCGATTTCAACTTGCGCCTGCCTGGACTGATACAGCCGGGCGATCCCCAGGCGGCGCTCCTCGTATCGGAGCGCTGCTTTTGGGGTCAGTTTCAAGATCGGCTTGTAGCCAGGCTGGGCGGCATCTGTCAGGGCGCAAACCGTCAGCACGCCGGAGTTATACTGCTGGGTGATGTCATTGTTCGGCCTCGTTGGCGCTTTGCGCATACCGCTGCACCGCCCTTTCGTTTTGCATCGCCAGAAGCAGATGCGCATAGTTGTTTTCGAAAATATCCACGGCGCCGTCTCTGGCATATCGGACGTACTCAAATAGCAGGGTACGGGGCCAGCCTGCCTCCAGGTAGTTGCCCCGTTCCCCCAGCTTGCTGTCAATATAGATTTCTCCGGCGGCAATAAGCTCCGTGATCTTTCGGTCCAGCGCACCATCCTCCCAGGTGATGTCCAAATGATTTTTTACATCATCCAGGAGATCGTACGGCACCTGTTCCCCCGCAATCATCAGGACTTGGTGACGGTGACCGTGTAGGTCTTGGTGGTGGTCCCGTCTGCAGCGGTGACTTTCGCCTTAACAGTATTGGCTCCGGCGGACCAGGTGACGGCGCTGCCATTGTCAACCGGCTTGTCTCCCACCGTCACCTCCACAGTGGCAGCCGCCTCAGCAGGCGTTGCATTGATGGTATTGGAGGCGTTGGTGGTGGTTGCGGTGTATGTGGTGGTTCCTGCGGCAAAGGCCGGAGACAGGGTCAGAGCGCCGATTTTCAGGTCAGCCAGATTCGCGTCAGTGGAGGCGGCGGGGGCGTCCACCTGGGTCACCTTGTAGGCGAGCGGCGTCATACCAGAGATGTCCAGACGTAGGAACGCGTTGCCGTCCTTGGGCATGCCGTTGGCATAGGCCTTGATGATGTACACCCGCTTGTCCTCCAGGAACTTGACATGGTCGGAGAATTCAATTCGGCCGTCGGTGGACGTACCGGCGGCGGCAAAGTACCGCTTTGCCATGCCGAGAATGGCCTCGCCCCGCTCCAAAGCGGGGACCTGGATCACAGAGACAGGATAGGGGAACACGTCGTTTCTGTAGGTGCCGTCGGGGGCCATGACCGTGGTAGCGGGCATGACCTTCTGATAGTAGTCCTGGGGATTGACCAGGAGAATTAAGTCGTCCACTTTCCGGAGCTTGCCGTTGGGATCCATTGCCATCAGGGAGATCAGCTGGCCCATGGTGGCCGGGGAGAAATCCGCCACGGAAATAGCCGGCTTTTTGGGGTAAACGCCGCCTGTAACGGAAACACCTTCGCCCACCTGACGGTTCATGCCAATGGGTTTCCCGTTCCCGTCGCCAGTGGCGATGGACGCTTCCAGGCCGTTAGCCAGGGCCTCCAGGAGGATCCGGCGGATATAACTGTCCAGCCACTGAGGGCCCAACTCCAGCATTGCCTTGCACACCGGCAGAAACGCACTCAGCTTGAGCAGCACCGTGTTAACTTCCACGAATCCGCTGGTCAGCTCCTTGACAATTTCGTCGCAGAGATCGCCCCAAGCCGATTCCTGGTAGCCGTTGGTGTTCATAATCATCCGGATTGCGCCGCCGGAGGGGAGAAAGTCAATTTTGCTCAGGAGGGGGTGCCTGGTCTCCAACTCCTCCAGGACCGAATCCACCACCGTCTTGGGCATCACCACATCCAGATTGGTCAGGGCCTGCTTGGGGTCCTTGGCCTTCATAGCCTCACCCAGGGCCTTGTAATACTTGGTTTCCTCGCTGGTCAGCTGCCGTACGCCACGGGCGGCCAGGACCCGGGTGTCCGTCTCGCTGCGCAGATCCTCATAGTCTTGGCGCACCGAAGAGGCGGTATGCTCCATGAGCCGGTCAAAAGCCGCCGTGAATTCCTCGGTGTCGTTGTCCCGGAGGGCCTTCTGCATGGCTGTCAAAATCTCGTTTTTCCTGCTCAGGGTCAAATCGTTACTTTTCATTTCGTCCTCCTTATTTTTGGCAGATGCTGTTGGCCAGCAGCTGCATGATATTGGTTTTACTCGGCTCATTGGCTTTCCTGTTTCCGACAAGCTGTCGGAGCTGTGCGGCCAAACTCTTTTGGACTTCAATTCTCTGGTGCACACTCAGGTTTGCTTTTTGCAGGATTTCTTTGGCGTTTTCCATGTCGGCATCAGTCTCGGCGTACTGGTCTGCTAAGCCGTACTGGATGCACTGCTCCGCTGTCAGCCAGGTTTCCTGGTCCATCATGGTGGCAAGCTGCTCTTCGCTGATTTTTCCTCTTGCTTTGGCCAGATAGGCATTGCGGCCGGCCGCATTGATGATGTCCAGATCCGCCGCTGCTTTCCGCAGTTCTGCGGCGTTTCCGGTGGCAGATATCCACATGTTGTGAATCGCCATAAGGGTGTTCCGTGGCATGATCACCGTATCTCCAGCCATGGCAATGACGGAGGCGACGGAGCAGGCAAAGCCATCTATCCTTACGGTTTTGTGTGCTGGATGACGACGCAGCTGACTGTAAAT